GCCGCTCGCTCCACACACCGCCTACGTTTTGAACCAGTACTCTGTTAGTCACGTGTTCTTCTCCTTGAGCTTGGCTTCAATTGCTTTGCCAAACTCAATCGCACTGTGCGTTATCGTCAGGTGCAATAGCGCGTTGCGCTCCTCATCCGTCAGCCCTACCCACGGCTGCTCAAGATACAAGCCCACGGGCGGACCCAGATCGGCTACTGTCGGCGTTTTAAAAATGGTATGCGGGGCAAGCTCTACATAACGAGCAGCCACATCGAGATACGCTATAGGCATTTTCATGCGTTCAACTCCTTGCTAGGCCACTGCGCCCAAAAAACAGGCACGCCAATAATTTCCTCTTTGCCCGTAACCCGTGTCACAAACTCAAGTGGCGACACCTGAACAGTGTCTGGCTGTGCCAAGGCTTCTTTGATGGCATCAATTGCAACAAAGCCCGCTTCACGCTCGGGGTCAGTCCAGACAAACTTCATGCCGTTTTCCAGCGCCTCCAGCGCCAGCTTCAGTGCTTCTTGTTCTTTGGTCATGTGTTCTTCTCCTTTGTCTTGGGTGAGCAAGTCACATACTTAAAATTCTCTCTTCCCTGTTGGCGATATAGGGCATCCAGTGCTTTGTAGCACTGTTCTTCTGTGGGGTACTCGATCTCTTTCAGAGTCCCGCAAATACCCCAAGCGGCTGTGCAAATAGTCAGTATCCATGTCATGTGTTCTTCTCCTTGAGTTCGGCTTCTATACCGTTAAATAACGCATCCCATTCTTCTTGAGTCTTCGGGTTTGCCGCATCAAAAATCGCCCTCTCCTCCTCCGTCAGCCCTACCCACGGGCGTTTATAGATTTCAGCCTCTGGTATCTTCTGCGTGACGATGTTCGTTCCGTCAAACCATGTCTTAGTCATGTCTGTGCTCATGTGTTCTTCTCCGGTCTTTGTTCGTAGCAATTCATCCCCATAAAGTCATCGGGGTGGAACAGCAGCTTGGGCATCGTTTGGCACTCGCCCTGTAGCATCCCGTCTTTTCTTGGCTCATGCTTTACGCGAACAAGGTGCTTGCAGGTATTGCAGTTAGCCTCGCTCTCGTCAAAATTGCGCTTGGACTTTTTAAAGAAGGGCAGTGCAGTCGGGTGGCACACGTATGTACCGTTGACCTGTGGTACACATGGCCCCAAAAAGATGGACTCTTCACGCGACACCTTCAGACCTGTGTACTGGCAGGTGTACAACCCTTCAGCGTCTGGCTCGTTGAGTATCGGCTTGCCGTTCGGCGCTCGCATCATTTCTTCTTCTCCTTGGGCCATGTTTCCTTGACCTGTCCGCACATCCCCTCGGGTGTAAGTGATTTAATGCAGGGCTTCTCGCTGACCGCGCATATCAAGACGACTGCGTGCTTGGTGCGTACTTTCTGGAAGTAAATACATTTCAGGCAAGGCTTCATGTGATCTTCTCCCTGAGTTCTCTGTAGAAACGAGTCCTTTCATCTTCCACTTTCCAATACCGCTTGGGGATATCAAACGTACATGTAAACGCAGACCACCACAAACGCAGGGTGACAGTCCCTTTTGAGTCGTAGTTGGCAAACTCAACCCCAAAGCTGGGGGTGATACCAATGCGCCGATGAAAATTAAAGTGTGCTGTCATGTGTTCTTCTCCTGTGTGTCGCTGTCAAGGCCAAAAAGTTCGTTTAAACCCGGCAGCACAGCTTTAAGAAAATCCGCTTTCTTCATCGTGGCAGATCGTCCGTCTGTTGGGCCAATTGAAACCCATCCAGCACGGTACTCCGCGTATGTTTTCCCCGAACGAAATGCTTCTAGCTCTAGGTCGTTAAGCTCACGGTGGTTATCCATTGTTCTTCTCCTTGACAAAAAATAATTTAGCCAAAGTCTCAAACTCAACCATCTGTTCCTTAGAGTAAATCTCTGCGTCTCTTACACCCGCAATGATCGTGGTATACACCTTCTTCAAGCCCCAACCATTTCGCACGGCCTCTTGTACAAACAAAGGCCAGTTAACAGCCTTACCCGCTTGATCTATCCGCATGAGTGTCATCTCAAGAGGTAGCCCCCGCTCTGCATACAACTTGAACAGTTCTACCCCGTCAAAAAATTTAGTCATGTGTTCTCCTTCATTGTTTTGACAAGCGCCTCGGCGTGTTCCTCGCTCAGACCCTGAGCAACAACTTTGTATGGCTTGAAGTAATCTTCCCATGAATCGCCATAGCGGTCTTTGTGCATCTGCACCATCGTGTCCCATGTGCGCGTACGCATAGCAAAGGCAGTTGCAGGTGCGTCATCCTTTATGTAAACCACATGCTCAGTCATGTGTTCTTCTCCTTGAGTTTGGCTTCGATGGCCTTCATCAGGTCTTCGTCGTTATGGGATGGGTCGCCCCAACCAATTTCTTTTCTCCAAATCCCATTTCTTTCTTCAAAAGTCAGCCCTACCCACGGGCGCTCCTGCTCTGGCTGTTCCAAGGCTTCTTTGATGGCGGTAATAGCTTCGTGCATCTTTTCTGCTGATGCGTTGAACTCATCGTTATTTGTCCAATCAATACACAACTCGTTCTCCAGCGCCTCCAGCGCCAGCTTCAGTGCTTCGTCTTTCATGCTTGTCCCCTTGCTCGGATGGCGGCGGCAATGCCAATGTGGTTTTTATCTTGCCCTACCCATTCAGCCACCTTTGCACACGCCTCACGCTCATCAGCGCGGGCAAGTTGAATGAGTTTTGTTGTGTCTATGTACCTGTCCCAATCGTTCTCTACCAATGCCTGTCGGGCCAGTGCTCTATCCGCATCAGTCATGCTTGTCCCCTTGCTCGGATAACTTCTGCATAAACATCGCCTTGATATTTAGCCCCAATACCGTCTGTTTCACACACCTTCGCACACGCCTCACGCTCTTCGGCTTGCGCCTCGGTACGGACAAGGGCGGCAAAGCGTTCAAGATATTTGTACTCGCTGAACTCAAACCGATAGCCGTCATCGCGGACTCCTGCAACCCGCGCCATGCGGATGATGTCTTCTTGTTTCATGTGTTCCCCCTTGCTCTGATTTCGGCGGCGCAGTCTTTTCCATGCTTGTACCAATCAGGGCCACCATTCCAAACATTCACAGCAGGGTGTACTCCAAGCGTTTCACACACCTTCGCACACGCCTCGTTTTCGGCTGCTGCACTCGCTGCTGCGACAAGGGCGGCAAAGCGTTCAAGGAGCGCCAACTGATTAGCAATGATGTGGCCGTGGCTGTCAAACTCAGCCTCCCGCGCCATGCGGATAATTTCTTCTTGTTTCATGCGTCCACCCACTTCCAACCCAGCACCAGACGCACACCCATGCGGTGAATCCAGCGCGGTTTCTTCGGTAGGCCAAAAAGAATCTTGCCACCGTTTTCCTCGTCACCCATGCGGTAGCCGCCAACAGGCGGGGGCGGGGTGCGTATCTTGAGACTTCCTGTGACGTATGTGTTCATATCAGCAAGCTCCAAACCCAAGCACCCGTGAAGAACAGCAGGATGCAGATCACTGCCAGCGCAACAATTCCAAAGCCAACTAAAACGCTGCCAATAATCTGCCACGCCTCGGGCACAGGCTTGATGTCCTCGGGGACAATCGGGTAAGGCTTGACCTTGCGGGTCATCGGTTCCAGCTTGGCGTTGTCGTAGTGGCACTCCCAAATGCACTCGGGCAAGTGCGGGCAGTCGATGCGGCCCGTGTCGCAGTAGCGTTTTGTCATTTCGTCCTCGCTTTCAGCATGGCATCTGCCATAGAGTAAGAATCCATAGCAAGCCCATCCATCCACCCCTGTGGATCAATTTCATCCAACTCTTTGTTTAAAAAATTAGTTATCAAAGATTGCATTGCTTTGATTGCAACGTAGTCGCGCAGGGTCATGCCTACATTGCAGCAGTCTCTGTCCAGCGGAAACGCTGGTCCGCCTGTGTCTTTGATTGGGGATAATTCAATCATGTCAACCTCCAAACACGTACACCCCCGTCCTCATCCTGCACCCGAGTCATGAACGTAGCGCCCGTCAACTCCCGATGCCGCCGGATCTGAATGTGCAGCGTGTTCTTCAAAGACGAGGTGAAATCAGACAGAAAGAAACTGTCGTTGACACTCAACTGCATCAAAGCATTCGCAATCGTCGTTCCGTTCACCGGAGGCGGGATATCCTTTTCAATCTTGATCATGCAGCCTTCTCCTCTGTTGAAACATTCATGTAAGCCTTCAAACGCTTGACACGGGTCTTGTTGTACGAGACCTGTGACTCGGCATATTCACGCAAAGTCTCAGCCTTCAACAGCTGGACCTCCGCCTCCATCAACTCAGCAGCAATGATTTCAGGGGGTGTGATCCGCTTGCACTGGACCAAGACCCACTCCCATGTGTTTTTAAGCATGATCTTTCACCTTCTTCAATGCGTCAGCCTTACAGGCCTCAACTTGTTTGTCTGTCAGCGTGGCGGCAATCGCCTGCGCCACTGCAACGCACTGCGCCGCCTTTTCATCACTGGGCGCTGTTATCGCCAGCGTTAAAGCCAACGTCAACGCCTGCTCAGGGCTCAAGGAACTATTAGTAGACATGTTAGTGCTCACTCACTTAAACCACAACCAAACACCATGCAAGATCCCAATCGGGAACATGATCGCGCCGGCCACCAAGAATCCCCACAGCCCTTCCGAAAAGCACGTGAAGATGTGATTGAACCAAGCAGCAATAGCAGTCAACAACAGAGCCCATCCAGTAAATTCACCCATAATTTATCCCTCAAAAAAGTCAAAAGCGCATTCCTCAATCAGCGTGATCCGCGCATCAGAGATCAAACCGTATATGTCCACAAGGCCCGCAAAGACCGCGTGCAGCGTGTAGGTGGCTGGGTAGTCGGGTTCCAGCTGCAAGCCCGTCAGCGGCTCTCTGGACCCCCTCTCAGGGGCGTCATAAGCCAAGAGGCAGCGCAGAGGTTCAGAGCAGTCATCGGTCTCGTAAATGAAGACGAGGTTGTCAGGGTCGGTGGATTGCGTGAGGCGTTTCATTTGCTGTCCTTTGTCTTTTCCAGAACTACGAGATCGACTTCTTCTTTGTACGCAGCCATGACCGCGCCCATCAGAGTGTGCAGATCCATGTCCATACCACGTGCCAAGGCTGACGTGCCAAGGATCAAGGCGAACAGGGATTGTGAGGGGCTCCTTATCTCATGTTCGCAATGACGCAAAATGCGAATGGAGTCTAGTCGGGCTTTATCGCAGAGTGCCCGAAGTTCGTCATCTGAGGGGGTTTGTGCCTCGGAATTGAGGCCGGTTTTCTTTTTCATGTGACACTATCCTTTCTTTGTTGAGGAGTCTATTGTGCAACTGTTACTTGTACGCGTCAAGTACTTGAAAACGCATAAAACATAGGTGTTTACCCTTGGTTTTGGTGCGCCTTATATGGAAAACGGACCAAGGACCGGGGTTTTTATATGGAAAGTGGGTTTCTATATAGAGAGTTCAACTATTTTTTGATTTTGATTTTTGATTTTTCATGGATTTGGCGTAATAGACGTAATGCCGTAAGAAGTGAGCGTTTATGCGGGTTGTGGGTACTACACCAACATTACGGTGTGAAAAATAGGTGTGTGGCTGGGGTGTCCCTATGACTTTTTTTTTGAGAAAAAATTTATCTTCTTCTGACCTGCCCTATATAGGTTTCAAGGACCTCGGTCTTTGGGTTGGATCAGGTTGGGAAGAGGGAGAAGGCGAGTGCTCCCTGTTTTTGTGTTTCGTGTTGACCTATAGGCATCTTCTATGTATATTCAGAGCTTCATAGCGTACGCGAAAGACACCCATGTTTGAAATTGAACGAGATATCCCCCTGCCAATCGAGCGAGGCAAGTACCCTTTCCGAGAGATGGAAGTGGGCGACAGCATTTTCTTCGCTGACAAAAAACAGGCTACATCGGCGCGGGTCGCTGCTGTGCGCTTTGGGAAGGCTTTGGAGCCGAGTTGGACCTTTACCCTCAGGATCACGGACAAAGGGGCTGACAAGGCCGGCTGGCGGCTCTGGCGGGTGATCTGATGAGCCGCACGGACATCTGGAACACTCCGCCGGTTCAGGTGGACAAGGTGGTCCGGCGGCTTGCCCCAAAGACGGGGACCAATGCTGGCCTCAAGCCATTGAACGACAAAGAGCGCAAATTCGTTCAGGAATACGTGACGGGTGACGGTAAGGTGACCCTGAAACAGGCGGCGATCAGCGCAGGGTACAAGCCCTCGAGCGCGTCAGTGATGGCGTGGAAGCTGACCAACCCTGCGATGTACCCTCACGTGGTGGCTGCGATCCAGTCCTATCGGGCTGATTTGGCCTCGAAGTACAACACCTCGTACGAGCGGCACATGAAGGATTTGCAGACAATCCGCGATAAGGCGCTGGAGGCTGGCGCTTTCGCTGCTGCCGTTCAGGCTGAATACCGCCGCGGTCAGGCCTTGGGCACGATCTACGTTGAGCGCAAAGAGATCAGGCACGGCACGATTGACTCAATGAGCAAAGAAGAGGTCCAGCGCAAGCTTGACGAGCTGAAACAGCTGTACGGCGGGCCCCCTCCGACAGCGCTGATTGATGCTGACACTGGAAAGGTGATTGACAGTGTTGAAAGAGAACGCGATCCGGCTTTTGACGCGGGAGTGGAGCAGCCTCCCGAAGACATTTTTGAGCGAGATAACGACAGTGGCAACAACCCCTGAGGCGCGATTCTCAAAGCGGGTCCGCGAGGGCCTGCTGCCGTTGGGCTGCGATATCGAGCGCATTGAGAATCGGGTCAACCTTGGTGTGCCTGACATGCTGGTTGGCATTGGCCCTGCTTTCGTTGGTCTTGAGCTTAAAGCGGTCACCCGCGGGCTGAAGGTAGAGCTTCGCCCGCATCAGGTGGCTTTCATGACCCGCCACACTGCCAAGGGTCGCCCCTGCTTTGTGCTGGTCCTGCAAGAGGGCACGACTAAGCGGCCGTCTCTGATTCACCTGTACGGCGGGCATCAGGCGATTGCCCTGCTTGAGCAGGGTCTGCGGCTGCCGGCCTTGGCTTCGTGGCCGGCACGTGGCATGCCATGGGACGCGCTTTTGCATTGGCTATCAAGACCTAATTTATCATAGAAAAAATCAATTGGTAGCGGTTTGCATGCGGTGGTAATATTTCCCCTGCATCGAGTTGATGCGACTAGAAAGGATAGAGATGAAAACAAACGAACTGACAGGCGCTGCCCTTGATTGGGCGGTGGCGAAGTGTGAGGGGTTGCTGGCCTTTGACTACGAGGACGACATGGGTTTACTCAAGATCACGCTTTCCACTGGCGAGACCGAGTACTTCATTCCAACTATGAAGTGGGAGCAAGCTGGGCCGATTATTGAGCGAGAACGCATAGAAGTGCGCCCGTATGACGGGGTCAAATGGATAGCTACAGATAACCTGACTAACCACACTGTTGGCAAAACACCCCTGATTGCAGCCATGCGCTGCTTCGTAGCGTCCAAGCTGGGCGATGACGTTGAGATACCAAAGGAACTGAAATGAGCAACAAACACGCATTTATTGAGATGTACAACGCCAATACCTATGACAGCTGGGAGCAGGCTTGGGACTCCGGAGGGGTGTACATATCCATTGTGTTCAGCGTCGATGAGCCCCAGCATGGCGCGGGGTTTTCTATCATGGAAGACGTACGCGATGCTATCGGGGTGGCTTGCGTCATGATGGACGGAAACTGTGACATCAGGACGCGCACACGCATTGGGTCAGTGACTGATCAGAATTACATTTACCCAGAAGGTCAGTCTATCGAGCCCTGACTTGTAATAGAAAAAATCAATTAGCCATGGCGGCTAATCGGTGCTAATATTTGTTCTGCATCGAGTTGATGCGATTAGAAAGGATAGAGAGATGAACCCGCAAAACGAATTTCACTTTTACGCCTCGAGCGTGGCTGATTGGGCAACCACCAATAAAACCCGCGATTTGCCGGCGCTGATTAAACTCATGGAAAAATCAGGTTACACCTATAACCTGTTTTTTGTCCCCGTCCCCTCTGATTCTGCCTACGAAATCAAAAGCTACGCCCCGCAAGTGGCCGGCGCTGTGTGGCTTGGGCATTTTGAACCAAAGGCCAAAAAATGAAAACCACCGAATTCAATGAGTCGTTCATTCGCGCTTATTTGCATAGCGTGGCCGAAGCGGACGAAGCCACGGTGCGCGAGTATGTCTACAGTACAGAAGACAATTGCTACAGTGGCCGCTATTACACTAGTCTGACCGATGCTTATTTAATGTTTCAGGCCGGCGCTGCTTTTGCCAAAGGGGCCAAAAAATGACCCCGATTATCGTGACTTTTTACGCCCCGCCGATTCCATGGCGTGGCGCTGATTATTGCGCCACCCGCGATGGATATGATTATCTTGACCCCATGGGTTATGGTGAAACTGAAGCCGAAGCAATAGCGGCTTTGATTGAAATGGAAGAGCTATCTATCCCTGAATTTCAATAGCGAGAATCAATGAGACGGCGGCGATTATCGGTATAAGATAGCGCTGTCAGTTACCGATTAATCCACTAGAAAGAATAGCGCCATGATCAGAACAGTTGCAATTTCCAGCAATAGCAAGACCGGCCCAATAGCGGTTACATACCGTAGCGGTGAACATGAGACCTATGGCACGTGCCCTAAGTCTTGCGCTTTGCATCCGAAAAGTGAGACCGGCACGGATCAGCTGGACTCTGAATATATGCAAGCGGTAACGGATGCCGTGCCCCGTGGTGGTAAGGCTTGGACTTACTCTCACTTTCCATACACTGCGTTGGGCCTGCCGGCTGCCGGCAAGACTGTTATCAATGCCAGCTGTGACAATGAAGCGGAAGCAGTAGCGGCTATGCGTGCCGGCCGGCCGGCGGTATTCGCTGCACCTTTGGACACTGCCGACAGCTGGCCTAAGAAAGTAGACGGGATACAGTTTGCCCGCTGCCCCGCGGATCTATCCGCTGATTTCACTTGCCAGCGCTGTGGTGATGGATCCCCCCTTTGTGCCCGCGGTGAACGCAATTTTGTAATCGTGTTTGTGGCCCATGGGACCGGCAAAAAGAGAGTCGGAAGCGAGACCGGCGGCGGCTGCTATGCGGCAAGCGGCCCGACAGCAATTCAGTGGCACGGGACAAAAACAAAAGGCAAAGCGAATGATGCTCAGGCCGTGCGTGATTTTGCAAAGGCGCTGCCCTTTGGGTCCATGCTTCGCCACCACGTGGCCGGCGATATCGGTCTGGAGAGGGTCCAATGCTGATATTTGCGCTGGTAATCTTCGTTCTTTTATGGTGGATTGTGTCTATTTTTGACCCTAATGATTAACTAGTCAGGAAAAAGCGGGGGTTTTCATTCGTGAAACTCTCGTTTTTCCTGCCCTTTGAATTCGGTTAAACCGGCCTGTAAACTTGCCCCGTGGTCCCTGACGCATGCCGTGCTGCACGTGGCGCGTGGTCCGCGGCGCGTGTTTAGTGCGCCGCGGCGTAAGTGAGCGCTCACTAACTTAGGGCCGTGGATGTAAGTGAGCGCTCACTAACTTAGGTCCGCGGGCCATGATTTATGGCCCTGTTTCACGTGAAACATGGCCCGCGGCCGGCTATCGGCGGCGGGTTTTTGATAGAAAAATACGATTGGCCCGCGGCCCGTGGCGGGGGTATATTTGAGGTCTGGCTGATTTTGGCCGGATTAGAAAGGATAGAGAAATGGGAAACCGTGCAGTTATTACCGCTTCCGCGTCAAAAACCACTGGCGTGGGCATTTACGTTCATTGGAATGGAGGCCTTGAATCAGTGCTTGCATTTTTGGATACGGCCAAAGCCCGCCGATATCGGGATCCGGCGGGTGACAAATCCTATGCTATGGCGCGGCTTTGCGGCTTAATTTGTGAGTTTATGGGGACCATGTCTGACACTGGCGTTGGCATAGGCCAATTAAAACAACTGGATTGTGACAACTTCGACAATGGTGTCTATGTCATTGGCGCGGGCTGGTCCGTCGTGAAGCGCTGGGGAAAGGGGAGTAGCCCCTTTACTACGCTTGGGGCACTGGATAGCGGGCAACGGGGGCAATATGATGGCATCATGGCCCAGCTGAATACAGAGGTGACAGCATGATCATCGAATACACAAACAAGCCCAGCAAGCCGGTTTTGCTGGCCGCTATTCGTAAGGCACTGGCCGCGGGCCATGAATCGATTGAGCTTGTCTGGGGCGAGAACGTCATCACTATTGACCGCGGCCCGTTGGGGCTTGACGGCCGCGGATGGATCGGGAAGAACGGCGGGCAGGATCTTGCCGACAGTTTCAAAATGTCCACGGCTGCGGCCTTTGCACCGGATGCCGTGGACCGCGGCCCGCGGATGCTGTCGTTCATTGCCCGCGACATTCGGGCCACGTGGCCCAAAGTGTATTTTGGAGCGCGCCCGTACTTGCAGGCCATGGCCACAATGGACAGCATGAGCAGCCGATACGGTGAAGATGACGCCCGTTCAATCGTGGCTTACTTTCTGGCCAATGCCGGCACGTGGCGCGGGGATGACGCCCGCCGGATCAAGGCCGAACTCAAGGGGATGCTATGACCGCCCGCATTATTTACAACCGGCTGCTGGCTGGCTGGTTCATTGTGCGCGGCCCGCACAATGCCCCTATCGGCGGGAAGTTCCCCACAAAGGAAGCCGCCCAGCTTAAGCTATCGGGGACCAAGCCCCGATAGAAACAATTCATTGGCCGCGGACCATGGTCCGCGAGATAATACAAGCACTGGCAGGGTAGTCCTGCCAGACACTTAGAAAGAATAGAGCAATGACCCACGAAGAATTGAAACGCTACGGTTCACCCCTGTTCGCGGACCGTGCCACACTTGACGAGGCCCTCGAGTATGTCGGCCAGCTGGCCGCGGGCAGTGATAACGGCGCGGCAGTTTATACCGCAGTTTTTGTTGTGCTCAATACCATCATCCGCACCATGGAAGAGGTGCCAGCATGAGCGGCTATAACGGATGGACCAACTACCCGACATGGCGCGTCAACCTCGAGGTGTTCGATGGCGGAAACTGGGACCGATACACGCCCGAAGATATGGAAGAGTTTGTCCGCGACTTATTGACAGCTGATGTACACAAAGGGCTTGTCGTAGACTATGCCATGTCATTCATCAGTGAGGTAAATTGGCATGAGATACACAGTCACTATGTCGAAGAATCTATTGTTGACGAAGACGAATAATCCAGAGTAAAATACAAGCACTGGCCGGCCGGCCAGTGCAACTCAGAAAGGATAGAGAATGACAATGCTCACAACCCCGAAACAGATCCATGCGTTCCGCATAGCAACTCTGATATCAGGCCTGAAACTCGAGATGCGCGGCATGTCCATCAGCCGCGGCCGCTCATGCTACGCAATACTGAAAGACGAAATGGCACTTACCGGCACGCGGCCCGTGGTGCTGGCCGCAGCGCAAGAGATACTCGAGAAACTCAAGAAAGATCTTGCAGTAGTCGAGTAAGTCAGAGTAAAATACAAGCACTGGCCAGCCCGGCCAGTGCTTAACCTAGAAAGAATAGAGATGAAAACCTCCCGCGTACTCTGCATCAACGGCAGCACTCAGTTCCTGATTCCCGCTGATATGTCAGCGAAAGAACTTCAGGCTGTCTGCGGCCTGCTGGTATCTCTGCACTCTATCCACTCAGAGTGGACCTACACTGATTCCGACTATGGATTCTATGCAGGCGATGGAGTTGAAGTCCGTATCCGTGACGTGGTGTTATCCACGAAACAGGAAGTAATGGACAAAGTAGAGACAGGCCGCAAAGCCTACCAAGCCCAAAAAGAAAAAGAAAAGTCAAGCAGCTAAGGGCTATCACTGGGCCACTACTGGTAGCCCAGCCCTATGGGGCAGGGCCCTACCGGTAGGCCGGTAGGGCCACTTTTACACCCACATCTTTTAGCCGCGGCCTTCTCCCTGTTTTAGGCCTAACACCAGCCCCACAGAACATAGACCCCATTAAAGGGTAAACCCTAACCCACCCCCTATCAAAACAAAAGGCACACCCGGGGGTATACTAAATTTTTCCAAAACCGTGGTCCTCGGCCCACGCCCCATGCTATGCATCCATCAGCCCCTGACCACGAAGCGGAACTCTTGCGCCTTGAACTGCGCCTGAAGACTATTGAAGCTCAGGAAAAAGCGCAGAATAACTTCCTGAACTTCAGTCAATACGTGTGGCCTGAGATGCTGGTTGGTGAGCATCACAAGAAGATTGCTGAAGCGTTTGATCGGGTCATTGCTGGAAAGTGCAAGCGCCTGATGATTGCGATGCCCCCGCGCCATGGCAAGTCACAGCTGGGCAGTTATCTGTTCCCGGCGTATCTGATGGGCCGTTTGCCGCAGTCCAAGCTCATTGTCGGGTCGCACACTGCTGAACTCGCACAGCGCTTTGGCCGGATGATCCGGAATCTGGTGGATGACGAGAAGTACAAGGAGTTGTTTCCGCAGGTTGCTTTGTCGGCGGACTCCAAGGCTGCTGGCCGGTGGAACACGAACAAGGGTGGGGAAGCGTTTTTTATTGGTAAGGGCGGTGCGATGACCGGCCGGGGTGGTGATGTGATCGTGTTGGATGACATTTTGGACGAGCAGGATGCGATCTCGGACACTGCGATGCAGAACACATGGGATTGGTACGAGTCGGGTCCTCGTCAGCGATTGCAACCGGGCGGAGCGATCATACTGATCAATACACGCTGGAAGACGGACGACGTATCGGGCCGCTTGCTCAAGATGCAGAGCAATATCAAGGCTGATCAGTGGGAGGTGCTGGAGTTCCCGGCAATTCTGCCGTCGGGCAAGCCCCTTTGGCCGGGGTACTGGAAGATCGAAGAGTTGGAGAAGGTCAAGTTCTCCATTGGTTTGCCCAAGTGGAATGCTCAGTGGCAGCAGCAGCCGACGAACTCTGAAGGCGCGATTTTGAAGCGCGAGTGGTGGAGGAAGTGGCAGTATGATGAGCCGCCGTCGTGCGAGTACATCATCCAGAGCTATGACACGGCGTATTCCAAGAAGGAGTCTGCTGATTACTCTGTCATCACAACGTGGGGTGTGTTCACTCCGAATGCTGATTCGGGCCCGAATCTGATTTTGCTGGGCGTCAAACGCGGGCGGTGGGACTTTCCTGAATTAAAGCGGATCGCCAAGGCTGAGTACCAGTACTGGAACCCTGACAATGTTTTGATTGAGGCCAAGGCCACTGGAACGCCGCTGCAGCAGGAACTCCGAAAGATCGGGATCCCTGTGACGATGTACTCACCGGGCGGCAGGCGATCAGGGCAGGATAAGGTTAGTCGGGCCAATGCTGTTGCACCGCTGTTGGAATCCGGGATGATTTGGTACCCGGAGAATGAAGAGTGGGCCGAGGAGCTTGTTGAGGAATGCGCGTCATTTCCTGTTGGATCCTATGACGACCAAGTGGACTCCACGGTCATGGCTTGGAGCCGCTTCAGGCAGGGCAACTTCCTGTCGTTGGCGGACGATGATGATGAGGAAGACGAGCCGAGTACGGAACCTGTTGAATATTATTGACATCCCGATAGAATTGGGGGTATACAAGCCCCTACCGAGGACCTCGAACCATGGCCCAAGAACTTTCCCCTGAACTCCTGAACGCAGTGATGCAAGCGGAGAGCCGTGGCAAGCGTTACGATGAAAAAAATCGGTTGCTCACTTCAAAGAAGGGTGCCAAGGGTGAGATGCAGGTTTTGGACAAGACCAACTTGTCCCCCGGCTTTGGTGTAACCCCTGCAAAGGACAAGTCCCCTGATGAGCGGGCTCGGGTGGGTCGGGATTACTTGGCTGCGATGATCAATCGGTATCCGGACAGGGATACCGCCCTGATGGCTTACAACTGGGGCCCGGGCAATGTGGACAACTGGCTCAAGGCTGGCGCTCCTGCAAGCAAGATTCCCGAGGAGACCCGGAACTACGTGTCCAAGATTGACAAGATGCTGACCAAGGACACTCAGCAGGCCAAGGCCCCTGCTCCAGCAACGCCGGACCGTGCTACTTTGGAGATGAACAAGGCGATTGACTCGGGGATCTCGGCCCAAGCGCCAGCAGCGGCGAATGTTGTATCGCGGACCGCGGCTTATGGCCCGAGTTATCAGGCGGCGTTGGCTGTGTCGATGCTGGGGGATACCGATGAAAAGGAAGACAAGGATCCGGAGGAACCTACGGAAGCCGAGAAGTTCTTGGCTGCTGGCTCCGAGCCCACAGCCGCCAAGGCTCTGGCCAAGCTGGATCTGGGCTACGAGTCCCCGTTCCAAGATCCAGCCCCCGTGAAGATGGCTGAAGGCGGCGAGGTAACGCAGGAAGAGATCGAGGCAGCCAGCCGGCCGGCGTTTATCACTCCGAGTTCAGGTATTGGCCGCAAGGAAGGCCCGATCAGCGGGGCCCTTCGCTCGGGCGAAGCGTACACCGCGGCTGCCCGGGGCATTTCTGAGATGCCGTACAACCTCCTTGGCGCTCCGATGGATCTGGCCATGCTGGCCCGTCAGGCTCTGACAGGTCAAGCCCCGGCCGGCCAAGTCGGAACCAGCGAGTTTATTAAAAGGAAAGCAACGGAACTCGGTATCCGCCCTGCTCCGCCAACAGATCCAACATTGCGTGGTTTCTATGACGTGGGGGATATTGGTTCTTCCGTGGTCAATCCGGCCAGCGTCCCACGGGCCGCGGCCCGCGGAGCAGCAGCCACGGGAAAAGCCCTGTCAGCTGCCGCTCAAGATTTCCAACAGTACAACCAACAATTGGCGGTCCCCGGCGCAAGTTACGCGGTCCGCCAACGGGGCGTACCAGTGGCGATTGCTCCTAGGTCCCCAAATACATCTGATGATTTTTTGATGTCAATGTCTGCCGACGAAAGGGCAGCGTTTGAGGCAAAAAACCCTGATGTAGAGATATACGACAGCAGGGCGGTACAAGGCACCAAAGAATTTGACAAATTCAGCCCTCCCATTGATGAGGCAGAATCCCTTGCTAAGACATTGGCTACCACACCGGACCAGCCATTAAACAGCTGGTTCTCAAAGGCCCTGCCTCGTTATTTACGCACGGATTTTGCAACCACTAAAGATCAGTTGGTTATGGCAGCAGATGACAATAAGCTGCTGCATTTTGTACCTAAGAAATTCTCTGATTCGGCCGAAGATCAAAATCTTCAGGCTTTTTTAGGGCGCAAGCAGAGACAGGTAAAGCAGACGCGGGGAGCAGAAGCACGTGAGGCAGAGAAGCGGGGAGCAGAGGCCCTTGGATCTGTTGCAAAAACAGAATATGGCAAACGGGTAGAAGACTTGACAGATCTTTCCGCCTACATGGATCCCGTAGATGTTTTATCAACCAACAGGATTCCCCCAAGCATGCGCAGTCTTGTTCAGACTGATCCAGAGGCGCGAGTAACTGATTTTGCTCCCGGCATAGTGGACAATTTGCAGCTAAACCAATTGCGGGACAAAATGTTGGAGATTCGTGCAGCAGGGCCAGCATTTTCGGCATATAACCAACCTAAGGTTAAGGTACCAGACGAGCTACTGCTCCCAGACGACACGCTGGCAAAGCTAAATGTTGCGGGCGCTTCTAACCGAGTGGCTCGATATACAAGGTGGCAAGACGAAACCAGACAGGGCATGGCCACCACGGCCTTGCGCAATGATCCAACATTTAGAAGGCAATCCCTGCAAGAAGGAAAATTTCTAGGTGTTGCGCTGCCTGACATAAGAAGAAACCCTGAGTTTAAGAAACTGGTTACGGACGTAGGATGCGACGGTGGCTGGTGTACAAGGTATGGACCAAATGCCGAGTCTTATGCCAGCGGAGACAGCCAGCTACATGTAATTGTTACTGGTCAGGGCAAACAGGCCCGACCCATTGCTCAGGTTGCCGTAGAGTCAATAATTAAGGATGGACGTATTACGGGCCGTTCAATTACTGAAATAAAAACAGCGGGGAATACAACAGACTTTAAAGATTATCCCGGCCTGCCTGCAATTCAGGAATATGTTCAAAAGCTGGATAATGCATATGGTGGCCTTAAGTTTGTAGACCAGTTATCAAATCTGGGCATGACACAGCTGCCTAAAAACCCAATGGATTTGCTGACCATGGGCGTAGGGTATGGGGTTAGATTGCCGTTGGAAAAAGCATTTGGCTCTGAAAGAGCGGGCTTGGACGCGGTCAGAAGCGAAGCAATCAGGCTGAACAATGGATCACAATACACAACAGGCAATGAAGACGATGTTGCTGACCTTCTTCGCCGGGCCCTTGGAAATGTTCTTACCCCTCAACAACGTGCCACGGGCGGCATGATTGAGCGACAATCCACAGCTACGCGCAAATACCTGTAAGGATCCCACATGCCAATAGAACGAGCCACCACCGCAGACGACCTACCGCAGGGCGAGATCGACATTGAAGTCGAGTCCCCAATGTCGGAGGACGTTGAGATCGAGATCGATCCTGAGGGTGGCGTGATCGTCAGCTTTGGCGATGAAGAGCAAGATGATGTGCCCTACGACGCCAACTTGGCCGAGGTCCTTGATGACAGTATCCTGAGCGAAATCTCCGATACCTTGATGACCCTGTTTGAGGCTGACAAGGCGTCTCGCAAGGACTGGGAAGACCAGTACAGCAAGGGCATGGAGCTGTTGGGTTTTTCTCTGGAAGAGCGCACCCGTCCGTTCAAGGGCGCGTGCGGCGTGCAGCATCCTCTGCTGTCAGAAAGCATCATCCAGTTTCAGTCGCAAGCACTCAAGGAATTGATGCCGGCCGGTGGCCCTGTCCGCACTCAGGTGCTGGGCAAGGA